ACAAATGTTTTTCATCTACAAATCCGCAATCTCCTAGAATATCATCGTATAAATTTATATATCCGTCCGTTGATAAGAAGAACAATCTTCGTTTTCCTTGGTGCATGGTTTCCACAAACTGTTTTACTTTAACAGCCTCCCCGTCATCGTAACCAGCCCACGCCTTCATAAGAAAATCATAAACTAGAATCACGTTGTTGTAGGTCGATCCATCTATCGGAACGGCCATATATAAGCGATTGTTGTGATAAGCGGCGGCAGCATTAGAAGCAGCATTCCAATTTATTCGGTCAATAAGAGGCTGAATAGCTTCCGATAACGGAACATCTACTGCCGTGACTTTGCCATTATCGGCAATAGCTAAACTGGTTATCCCCCGTTTACTGGATAGAAAAGCAACGTCACTTCCAACTTGAACAATTGAATTTTTTCCAATAGCCCCGTACTCACGGGTTACTTCGTCCAATACCAAATCAGCCATATTCCCATAAATATTGGAAACAATATAAATACTGTTTGATTTAAAACAGGCAACCGTTGTGCTGTTAATACGCACCAAGGAAACCAACTCATCTTCACTCCCTTGGTTAATTCTAAAATTAGCCATGACGGGTTGGTATCTGGTATAATTTAAAAAATCAGAGGCCGCTACCAAATCTTTGTGGTGAGGAATTAAAAGCCTGTTAGCAAAAAACAAACCAGTAGAAGCATTCGGAATTTTTTCCGTTCCATCTGAATCGTTTTCCTCAATGTCTGTGTCACTAGTTGCCGGAGTTATGGACTTAAACCCTTCGTCAATTCTTTCCATAACTAAAGGCTCTAGGTTCTCTCCACGAAGCAATATAACTACGTTAAAACATTGAACAAAAGCAACGTCTTCTGTGAAACTAGTTACTCCAGCTAATTTTATGGACGGGTTAGCTTCTTTAGTTGCATAAACTCCATCCTCTCCCGCAACTAAAAGATATTCTATACTTTGAGGGTCACGAAAAATCCCAACCCCATGAACCGTTCCATATCCGTAAATACGATGACCTAAATCTTCCCAGTTAGTTCCATCTATTGTGCTAGATGCTGGGGTTCCTCCATTAACTGGAGTATAGGTAGTGATAGGAGGATTGTCGGAATTTGAAGCGGTTTTCGATTTAAAATATGGGCCAATGGTATTGTTACTTGCTGGCCCTGCCGCTCTCCATTGGTTCGTGCTTTGCTCGAAAGTTCCTAAAATGTCCACTTCATCTGGAAGATTGTCTGAAGTAATTGTTACATTATCTAATGTTCCCGCGAAACCGGGACTTGCTTGGATATACAATCTTTGCGGATTTGGGCCTTTAACTATAATTGTATCGGTAAAGGTGTTGGAACTTTGTCCCGACACAACTAAATTCCTAGTCCCACTCTCCGTCTCACTAATGAACGCTTGAATAGCTCCAGAACTCCAATTCGTAACTTCATACCGTACCGTATATGAGCATCCTAAAGTTGTTCCTACGTCTATGTAGATATTATTAGTATCCCCATCTATTTTATTAACGACTAGAACTGCTGTATTAGTCGAGGTGGCAGTCGGATCAGTAATAGTAATGGTATCCCCTTCACGAAAACCAGTACCCCCACTTTGAATAGTAAACGTAGGATTTCCAGTTAGTTGGGCATCTATAGTATACCTAAAACCAGCCCCACTTCCGCTTCCACTTGTAACCCAAGATTCAGATGGGATATTTCCAGCGTAACTTCCAAAGTCTCCAGTAGGAGTAGGAGAAGCATTTACAAAACTTTCTGAAGTAGATACTGCGCCTGAAACACCTGAACGATTGACTACTCCCGATCCGTGAATCCAATTTGTTAGAGATACATCTTCAATGACCCACGGTGATAAAACTGAAAATCCCGTATTAGTAAGAGAAAGAGAATTGGCATTTGCCAAAGCTATTGATCCTGTTCCACCATCAACTTGAGACGCAGACGAGCCACTAACTAAAGCGGATACCCCGCTATAAGTAACAACATCTCCAATGGCATATTCTTTAGTATCGTCGTTAGTCCAAGGGTCTTCGTTTCTATTAGACCACGCCATCTTCTTAATGCCGGGGCGAGTAACTGCTTTACCAGTAACAAATCTTTTATTTCTCGCAAAAGCACAAAGACCCGGCTGAAGTTGGCCGGGATCGAGGCGCATATTTACTCCTGTGAAAAAAGTATCTCCGTCAATTATTGGTTCTGGAAGTGGCATTATTCCCTTTCAAGTTGATATTCCAGTTCAGCTACTTTTCTCAACGCTGCCTTCGTGAAAGCTGGTGCTTCCCTTGCTGCTATCGGAAACTGGGGGTGATCGGTCAACTCCTTCACTCCATTTAACTTTAATCCCTGACATCCGGTGAGCATCAACGGCAGCGTCAATAGTATCAAGTTTTTCTGCATAATTAACTTTCGCATTAGCTTCCCGTATTCCATCGGAAATTGATAAAAAAAGCCGCTCCAAACTTGGAACGGCTCGGAGCAAGGCTACTATTGCCTTTATAATCCCCATCACTCTACTTTTTCTTCGACCTTGGCGACTCCATGCCTCAAGAAAACCGCGAGTGCGGAAGTAACTACTAGCTGCATCATTTCACCAAACTCTATGTCTTCAGTAAAATAACCACCAATAGCTCCCACAATTGCTGCCACAGCAGCCCATACTGTTTTTGACTTTACTAATTTTTTCATCTCTTTTTATATAAATCGTACGTCTTGATACACACGTACGCTAAACTCACTAGACTAATTAAAACTTTTAGGGCTACGTCGATGTTCAGGAGTACGTTCCCCGTCCCAATCACCGTAACCCCTAGTGTTTTAACTAGGTCTAGGTCTAATCTCATTATTCAAGTTCTACAAGTTGTGCGCTGTTTGCAGATGTTGCGACTCCAGTATAACCGGCTAAAACAACCGTTGTTCCGGCTGCGACAGTTAAAGCCGCACCCCCGTTAAGGGTATATGTTCCGGCAGTTCCAGTAGCAGGGCCGTTTATAAGCAGTTTCTGTCGATGCTCATTAACAGCTACTGAAGTAGCATTAGTAGCTTTTGTTGATCCAACTATTTTAACACTATTCATTTCTTCTCCTCAACAATTTCAGGCTCAAGAACTTCTTGACCCCCGTTTGGCGGCTCGTTCAATTCACATTCCTGCATAATTGCACGGGCAGCATTTGTTACCATTTCATGTTGTTGCCTGTTTAGCGGGGCGTTCCCAGCCGCAACATACAACACATCCAACGCTTCTTTTAGTTTAGCTTTGTCGGCCATAAAAGTCAATAGGTGACAACATTAGCCGTTCTTACTTGGCCTTGTTGTCGGTATAATTTGTCTGATTCGATAGTTAGGAAACTTTCAGCGTTTTGATCTTCGTTAACGGCAAGGTTTGTTTGCCCATTGGAACGAAGATAATCCGCATAAACTCCACGGACTAAATAGTTTTCAAAAATTTTAGGCATTACAACCTTATCCCACTCGGAAGGAGTGAAAGAGGTAGCCGTCCCTGTATTAGCGGTATAAAAATCTCCACTATAGTATACTTGCGCCCCTGACGCATAAGAAGCCTCAACCCAAACGTCTCCCGTTAACGAGGGTCTAGTAATCCGATACTCGACAAAAAGCGGCGAGGTAGTAGTGAAGACATTAATTGTCCTACCAGAATTATTACTGCTATCAGAATTATCATCCCGCAATACAAAACTAACAGAGGAAAGAGCAGTAGTTTTTGCAGGGTCTTTGTCATAAACTGTTAGGATTTCTCCAGCCGTTGCTGGGTAGGCCATGCTACTTACGCTATCAGTAGTTGTTACTGTGGTAGAAGCGGTTTTAAGTAGTTGCGGCCAATATTCAGTTTCCCAAGCAATCCCCAACCTGTGGTTAGTTAAATCCCGAACCTGTTTAAAAAAGTGATTGGGAAGGTTATCCCTATCCAATCCAGCTAATTGGGAAACTCCATAAACAACATTACTGAATTTAAGCGTTTGCATCTATTTCCACCCGTTCATTTGGGCCGAAAACTTTTCGATAGGTGACCCGTCCTCGCGGAGTGTCGTAATACCCGTGGGGTTTATTCCCACCGTACCCAACTTGCGCGTTCTTGCCACCCGCACTCTTAACCCTACTCTCTGGATTGTCACGCAAATATTCCTTAATAAATTTACGGTCACTCCAACATTTATATCCAAGGCGTTTGCCCCAGTAATGATACGAAGTAGTCTCTATTCTAGCTTTGTGTTGTCCAAAACTAGTTACATAGGATTCCTTCCGTGCCTCTCCAGCTACACCGCCGGATTGGTTGGCCCGTGAGGTTTGATACTCACGAGCCAACTGTTTCCGAAGTGCCGCCCCCACAAGGGAAGTCATTTCATCACTTAAACCTTCAGGGGCATACATATCTAATTATTCTAGACCGGTGCAATCGAAATACCCGAAGTTTTGGGGGTTGTTAACGACCAATGCGGCAATTGCTTGGATTAACCTAGCAGGGCCACCACCGTTATCTGTCAACTCCTTAATTTCAGGTAGTTTACCATACCTAATCTCAACTTGATCGAACGGGATAACATATCCCTTAAAAGTACGAACAGCATTTGCAGTCGCACTAGTTTGCTCATTGATGAAGGTTGAGGGGTGTAGGCGCATTCGACCAAAATCTCCTTCAAACAAATCCACGGCATTGATAAATGACCGATCTGATGCTGCTTGATTGAAGACTTTGATAGGTGAATGGAGATCATTTGCTGCTCCAGCAGTAGAAGCCTGTGAAAAGTTCGTAAAAGCCCTTTTCAAAGCGGTTCCAACAAGAGCATCATAATCACGGATAACTCCCGTAGTATCGTAAATACCCTTCAATACGTCTTGAACAGCACCCTCTGTAAGAAGGGCAACCGTACTTTCGTACGCATTAACTTTGGGCATAACAAACGCTTCCTTCACACGAAACTCCGAACCTTCTCGGCCACCTTCGTTATTACTAGCATTAACGTCTTCATCAGCAATCGGATTACCATATGCTGATTCAAGGTTAAGGTTTTCTCTACGCAAGAAACTACCCAATGCTTTGGTTTTGTATCCTACAGGAGAGGCTTCCGTCGCTGCGTCTTGATCGCTCAAGAACACATACTCCATATCGCGCTTCAAAGAAATTAACTTCTTTGCGATACCGTTTGCCAATTCCGACTTAACGCCAGCAACAACTTGAATTTCATTCGCCAAGTTAGAAATACGGAATGTACGCCTAAATAGCTGGATGTAATTCTGTGCCAATGCACGAGTAGCACCGGGATTCTCGAAAGTAGGAACAGCACCCGTATTTGTACTAGCAAAGTTAGCATCAAGGGCTTGTGTCATACTTACGTCGATACCGTCTACGTATGCCGTAGAATTTGGCTCATCGTGTTTATCCATTTGCCAACTCATAACAGCATTGCCGGGCTTCTTTCCTTTTTTCGCAAGAGATGTGAAAACAGTACTACGAGCATCGACATTACTGATAAGATCAGACAAATCCTCTCGGCCACCCGATTGAGTGCCGTTATATCCAGATTCAATAAGAACTGCCATAATGATTTAATCCTTTATAAATAATCAGTTTCTAATACTTTCGCTAAAGCATCAGTATCTCCATCAGTCTTGAAGGCTTTCCTAGCGGAATTTGAACGTGCTTGTTGAGGCTTATCCACAACTGGAGCTTGGCTCGGAGCAGATGGTTGTTTCGGAGCAGCTTTAGCTTTTGGCCTCGGCTGCTTGTCCGTTGTCATCTCCTTATAAGCCTGTAGTCCCAATTGGAACATAGTCACATCTGCTTTCCATGTTGGGTAGGTCTTTAAGCCGGGACGATTTTTTATAATCTCCATAGCCTCTTGATACCCCACGGAACTACGATCTTTCCAATATGGGAAAATCTGTTCCACTTTCTGGTTAACATCAGTTTCTTCTCGTAGGTAGTTTTCCTGTTCTGGAAGATGTGTGCGTAGTGCTTTTCGGGCATTACGCTTAATCTGCATCACATCCTCTCTAGAATACGACACTTCCTCCCCTTGAGAATTGGTAACTTCAGTTCCATCTGCATTATCCTCTGCCCACTCCATAATCTCCTCGGCCTGTTCGATTTCTTTAGTGATTGCCGACATGGATTTCAAATGGGAATATGGATTATCT